AAACAAAGACACCAAAATAAAAATTGATGATGGATACTGCCATATTGTTCCTATTGTGATTGCAATTATTTATCAGCATGTCATCACTTGTCAGGGCTATTAATTCGGGTGTGGCAACTGGAATTGCTGAAATAGTAACACTTCCAATTTGTACCATAAAGACAGTATATCAAAATACAGATTCAAAATCAATATCATATACAGTTAAACATATTTACAATACCAGGGGTATTCCAGGATTTTATAATGCATCAGGACCAGCAATTATTTCACAAATTATTTCATCTTCTCTAAAGTATGTATTTTACAGGAAACTAGAGGATGAAAAGTTACCATACACCAACAAATTTATTAATGGTGCTCTGAGTGGGGCAATGGCATCTGTTTTTACACACCCTATTGATGTAATAAAAGTTCACTGGCAAATGGGTGTTAAATTACCTATTCACAGTCCAAAAATATTTTACAGAGGCTATTCAAAAACTATTACAAAGGCAACTGTTTCATCAACACTTTATTTTCCACTCACAGATTATTTTAAGACATATACTGACAATATTGCCATAGCATCACTCTGTTCAGCAGTAATTTCAATCATGGTGACACACCCAATTGACTATTTGAAAACAAGACATATATATGGCCTGCCATTGTTTGAAGGATGGAATCCAATTACTTATTACAAAGGGCTGTCACTCAATATGGCCCGCATTTTGCCACATTTTGTAATCATGATGACTGGTATTGATTTGATGGAAAAATATGTTACACATAGTAGGTGAATGTATGCTGGTCACATGGAACAATAAAATAAATCATTAAAATAAAAACATTATGATAAACAATAGGAACTAATATTTGTTCTTATTGTTTTTTTATTTATTGGTTTGTGTGATAGGACACTAATGAACAAATACTTTATAAAAGTCAATAGCCTATAATACATTCTTAGATTGCAAACATTAAATAAAAAATTGATGCTCTATATATTCTCTGTCATATAACAATAAATGTCAAAAGCATACTCCAATAAATGACTGACACAGAAGTAAAAGGCAAAACTGTTGTTGTTCTGGGTGCACAATTTGGTGATGAGGGAAAGGGCAAACTTGTGTATGATTTGATCAAAACATTTGCTCGAAATGGTCCGGTCACATGTGTACGATTTAATGGTGGGTCAAATGCTGGCCATACAATTGTGATTGATGGTGTTTCCTATGATACACATTTATGTCCTTCTGGTATTCTTCATCCAGGGTGTTACAATGTTATTGGTAATGGTGTGTTTGTTAACATAATGTCATTATTCAAGGAATTAACAAGATTTAAATCCATGGGTATTGATTATGAGAGACGATTGCTAATTTCAACAAATGCCCATATGACATTTATGTTTCATTGTCTCATTGATGGATTACAAAATGGGGGTATTGGAACCACCAAACAGGGAATGGGTCCAACAGCAATTGATAAGGTTGATCGATGTGGTGTCAGAATGAATAGTCTATTATCCGATGATTGGGAGCTCAGTATTAGTAATGCATATGCGCGTTGTATGCATCATTATACTGATATTGTCTTTGAACATGAGATTAGTTATCCTGAGGTAAAAAAGTTTACATCTTTATTAGACATGATGAATTATGAAATTGAATTTGTTAGAACAAAACTTGATGAATTGAGATCAATGATTGGTGCAGCACATTATTATCTCAATGATTTGCCCACAAAAACATCATTAGTTATGGAGGGGGCAAATGCAATTATGTTGGATACTGATTTTGGTACATATCCATATGTGACTAGTACTGCATGCACTGTTGGTAATATTATGATTGGTACCGGAATGTCATATAAGTCATTTCATTCACGCCAACCAGAGATTGTTGGTGTGACAAAGGCATACATTACACGTGTGGGTGGTGGAGTGTTACCAACAGAGGACACAACAGAAGTAGGAGATGCTATGCAAAGAGTTGGTAAGGAATTTGGTGTGACAACAAAGAGACGCCGTCGATGTGGTCATTTGGACCTGACTCAGTTATGTTATGCTCAGATGCTTTCTGGTTTTGATTATTTGAATCTGACCAAGCTTGATATTCTGAGTCAATTTGACACAGTGAAATTTTGTGTACATTATTTTGCAAATGGTGCAATAGTTGTTAATTATCCAGTTGATGAAAAGGATTTGGCTAAAGTAAAACCAACCTATGTAACAATGGATGGATGGAAAGATTTTGATATCAGTGCATGTAAGGCGTATGATGAATTACATTCTAATATCAAAAAATTTATTTTCTACATTGAATCCATTGTTGGTGTACCAGTTAAGTATATTAACACTGGTGCTGGAGAAGGCAATCTGATTGTGAGAGAAATTTAGAGTTTGTACATCCAATAAATACAATCATGATCTAAAAACACATCATATGAATTGACAGATGAAGAATTTATAACACCTGCCTGGCAAATTCTGGGTCCATTAGTTAAAATTGATTCAACTGTTGTACTATATGGTCTAACACATGCAATATGTCCACCATTTGGATTATCTTTATTTTTATGACACATAATGACTAAATTATTATGATTTGCTTCTTTCTGTGCATCAATGGGTGATTCTAATTGTATCCATCCTAAATTATTACCATCTGTAAAAAACCAATCATGTTGTGCATTTGCTAATCCTTCTGTCCTATGCTTGGGTGGACATAAAATGGGAACATTTAATCTGGAACAAACAGATGCAACAAATGCAGAACAATGAGTGTGATAGCTATCATCCGGATCATAATTATTTTTTAAGGGCATTCCTGTATACCAATCAATATATGTTTCCTGGGGCCATTTGTGTTCCACATCTAAATTATCATAAAATGATGCCATTGTATCATTATCAGGACATAAGATTTCAACCATTGTATATCATTCGTTGTCATTTTTATTTTGTGACTCAGTGATACATAAAAATTGATTAAATAATGTTATTCTACTTCCATACTATTTCATATAAATTATCTTCCAAATGGGCACTGTATTAACGACCCAAATTGAAACACTTGAACTGTGTACAATAAATCCATATCTGACAGAATTAACAAAAAAATATGTTTCAGTCCCAACAAAAGAAAAAATAAGATTGATCAAATCAAAATATTCATGGACTGGTAAACATGATAGTTTGCAAATACAATTGAATGATTTGATACCAAATACTCATTTAACATCACATGATAATGATGGAGAAGTGATTGATAGTATTTTGAGAAAATGTAAACTAGAAACATTAATAGTGCATGAATTAAACATGAAACTATCAAATTTCAAGGAAATTACAAAATGTATAATGGATCCTCATTTCATTTCTAATTCTGGAATAAAAAAAGTATGTATTGGATTAGCATTATCACCAAATGGTCTATGGAAAATTCACGCATGGGGACACAATGATTTTGCAATTGTGGAAACAACATATCGTCGTGCCGGATATATTCCCGGGAAAATTATCACATTGGATTCATAATTTTATTCCACTGGATTCAATTTGATTTCATAAACAATAAAGTCATGTGATGTTTTTCCATCATAAAACTTATTACAAACATCAAGCATGTCAACACCACAAAAATATGATGTATGAATTATGGGGGTTGAATTATAATCTTCTTTTGTGGGATCATTTGTTCTTTTTGCCCAGCATACAGTGTAAGTATTGGCAGATTTAAAAGGTATGTTTATTTTGAGATATTCTAATGTTTGTTCAAGTAGTTTACTTTTAGGATTAAGAGCATAAATTGGTATTGATTTTTTACACATAATAAAACTGGTTTTATGCATTTGATTGTATGTCCTGGTTGTCAATACTAAATTATCATCACTGTGTGACCAATCAAAATGGACAGTATTGCCATTATCATTTTTTATAATTTCCATTATTTGCCATTCAAGTGCAATTTGGGTTTCCATTGTAGTGTTGCTTTTATGACTGGATGATTATAACAAAAAACTATTTAGATTATCAATTTTTATAAAAATAAAAATTGATAAATGGCTGCAATAATAAATATATTATTTGGTTGTCAAAATAAAGAAAAATGGAATATACAGATGGATCATATGTTTTGAATGAATTTATAGGAGCACCAAGAAGAACAATTAGAAAATGTGTTTTGTGTGGTTGCACAAGTTTTGAATTGATTGGATTATTTTTGTGTTTAATGTTTTTAATGACAAATGTGTTATTATTAATATTTATATTGGACACAAAACATTTGGCGACAAATATGGAAACAATGTTAACAAATGTTGTGGGGAATTTTACAAGTGAAATGAATACTGCAATACAAAATGATTTAACCTTTGTCATGTCATATTTGCAAAATAATTTTACATTACATGTTGCAGTTGATTTATAAAATAATAAGAATAAGTCTAAACATATTCAATAAGGTAAATCATAAGATTGTCTCCATCATTCAAATATTCAAATCCATGTTCAAGATAAACGTTATCAGGTTTTCTGTAATTATCCGAGCAATCATCCAGTGTAATAAGTCTCACCATGTTTTGTTCACAAAAATGTATAATAGATTTCAATAATAAAGATGCATTGCCCTTATTTCTGTGGTCTGGATGTGTATAGAGATTTAAAATATGACATACACCATTTGTCTTGATAAGTCGATTGCGCAAATTGATTGTTTTTCCATATTGTAGTTCACATTCTGCATATGAAACGGACAGTGATTCATTATAAATATTAAATGTAATAACTGTGGTGGATTCATCTAGTGGATATTGATTCATAACAAATCCTGTTGTGGTAACTGGTCCTGGATATTGATTTGTAGTGCTTGCCATTTTGTGTGGTTATATTTTTGATCAGTAATAAATCAAACAATAATAAAATCAATTTTTAACGTAAATGAGGGGGAACATATTTGTTGTTTAACACTTTTTTTAGATTATTACAGTCTTTCTTGGAACTTGTATTTTTTTTATTGTAACATGGGATAGAAATGTATGTTTTCTTTTTTGTAACAATCTTTTTTTTCAATTTATCGAATTCTTTTTCATAAGTGATAATTTTGTGATCATTGTCAAATAGTGCTTTTTTTATTTTTGCTTGGTTGGTTGATAAAAAACTTTTCATAATCATATTGAACATATCGATAGAAATATGTTGTTGATGTGTCAAAAGTAATTTGTAGAAAAATTCATTAATATCTGTGCCACGTCGCAACATTAAACATGTATTACACAGAGGGATACAATTTGTTTTTGTAAATCCGAGGTTGGGATATAATGTGTCAATACAATTAATATTTTGATTGGCAGACTTTTTGCCACAAAATAAACAATCCAACATGTGAATTGTATTAAAATCCGATTCAGGGATTGTGAAAGTAATATTACGTTTATGTGCAATATCTTTTTGAATTTCATAGGTGATTGGATAATGATCAGGAAAAAGAGATGAATCACCGGACAAATATGGCAGGAAAATATTGTGAGAAAGAATGTGCGTAATTCTTTGTGTGTAGATGATTGACATATATGGGTAGTGTATGAATGTGTTTTTAGGTGATGGATGATAGGATGGATAAATCAATGTTTTTTAATCTGATAACCATTTAGTTATTTCTTCTTGATCAATGCCAATTGCTTTTAATTTAGTTTCACATTTCATTTTTAAATCATATGTCATTTCATTCCCATTGAGCGTGGATAAAATGATAGCACCTATTCTCTCTCCATTAGAAATATTAATATTAATGTCATCATAAAAGCCAGACATACAATTTACTAATCTTGTTATTCTACCTGTAAAACATTTATCTTTGCTTTCTATCAATTCTTCATCAAGTCGTTTTATAATTTCTTCTCTATGTTCACTTTTTATTATTCGCCCAAATATTTTTGTAAAAATGTCAAAAAATGAGACTAATAATGTTGAATGTACTTCTTCATCATTAAGATATGTCAACAAAGATGATAAATCTGTTAACTTCCAAGAGTGACATGTTTCGATAATTTCTGTTTTCGAATACGTAGTTTTATCTTTAAAAAGAGTATTAATTGATTGTTTAAGAGATGATTGAATACTTGATGCATGAATATTTTGTCCATCATTGAAAATACCATGGTTTTCAAAATTGTGCATTCTTTCAATGAATCGTTCAAGTCTAATATCCAATTTTATAATATTTCCATCAAATTGAAAGTCTGTTAATCGCACACAATTCAACAATGATGATGGTAATTTTGTTAGTTGATTAAATCCCACATCAAATGAGCGTAAATTTATTAATGTTTCCATATTTTTTGGAATGCTTACTAATCTATTTGCAGAGATTGATAAATCTTGTAAATTAACCAATGGCTTGAATATTGCATCGGGTAATTTGATTAATTTATTTTCGGACAAATGCAATTCTTGCAAGTTCACCAACGATTTAAATATATTTTTTGGAAGATCTATTAATTTGCTATTACATATGTGCAATTCCTGTAAATTTATTAATGATTTGAATAATTTTTCTGGCACTGTTGATAATTGTGTGTCGTATATGTACAAAAATTGTAATTTTGTTAATGTATTGAACAATGTAACGGGTAAAGCAATTAATTTACTATTATAAATGTATAATGCTTTCAAATTAATCAACGAATTAAATAACTTTTTTGGCAGATCAAAATGATCAGTCGATATGCATAAAGTTTCTAAATTCGTTAATGTGTCAAACAGTACTTCTGGAAATTCCATTATTTGATTAAAATCCATTTCCAATATTCTGAGGTTGATCAGTGGATTGAATACAATAGCTGGTAAATTAGATATACAATTATCACAAATATATAATTCCTGTAATTTAATCAATGAACTAAATACTCCACCCGATAATTTAGGCAATTGATTTTCGGATATGTTTATTGATTCTAAATTTGTAGAATAATGAAACATCGCATTAGATAATGATACCAAACAATTTCTCTGTGCATATAATTCACGTAAATTTATTAATTTATCAAATAATGATTCCGGCAAAACAGACAGGCAATTATCGGAAATATCTAAAATTTGTAAATTAATTAATGAATCAAATAACACACATGAGAGTTGGGTCAACTGATTATCAAACATGTATAATTCTTGTAAATTAGACAATGATTTGAATACTGTGGCAGGTAATTTTGTAAACTCATTTCCCGATATGTCCAATATTTGTAAATCAGGTAATGAATTAAATAATGTTTTTGGCAAACTTGTTAATTTCAAATCACTCAAATCAAGACACACTGATTTTGTTAACTTTGCTTGTTCTATTCGCGTATACACTTCTTCCATTAATGTTGATTTAAATGTAATTATGGCAAATATATGTATTGCTTTATAAAATCAATTTTATCTACTTGTACAAGCATATGTTGATATTTCGTGGAATATAATAAATGCATATTATTGTCTTACAATCAATATCAATGGTAACTGATATTATATTTTATTTCAATTTACACCTAATTGTCTTAATTTTGTTAATGCATTAAATAATTTATTTGGCAATTGTTTAATTTGATTATTATTAACATATAGTACTTCTAATTCAATTAGTGAATCAAATGTTATTTTAGTTAAATAATTATTGGATATATATAATTCGCGCAAATTAACAAGTGAACTAAATGACCGTGGTAGTTTTATAATTTTGTTTTCAGCAACACTTAATACTTCCAAATCAATTAACGTATCGAATATTTTATTTGGTAAAACAGTTAATTTATTGTGTTTTAGATATAGTTTGTGTAGTTTGGACATTGGATTGAACAATTTAGTTGGCAACATGGTTAATTTATTTGTTGACAAATCCAAGGTTTTTAAATTGTTTAATGATTCAAATGTTGCAGGTGACAATCTAACCAATCGATTTTGTTGTAAGTTCAAATGTCGCAAATTAAACAATGAACCAAATAATATTTTTGGTAAAACGACCAACTCATTGTCAGAAATGTTTAACACATCTAATTTGATCAATGTACTAAATATCATTTTTGGCAAATATGTTAGTCTGTTACATGATATATCTAATACTTCCAGATTAGTTGTCAGCTCAAATAATATTTTCGGTAATCGTGAAAGTTGATTATTAGCCATATTTATTAACCGTACATTTACCAATGGATCAAATACATTATTTAATAATCTGGTAATGTAGTTGTAAGATATGTCCAATTCTTCTAAATTGTTCAATGATAAAAATGTCATGATCGACAATTTATTTAAATTATTATTTGACATATTTAATATTTTTAATTCAGTTAATGAATTGAATAATGTTATTGGTAATTTAGTCAGGCTGTTATAAGACATGTTTATTTTGTTGACATTTTTTAATGAAACAAAGATTGATTTCGGTAATTTAGTCAGGCCATTATAAGACATGTTTATTTTGTTGACATTTTTTAATGAAACGAAGATTGATTCTGGCAATTTAGTCAGGCAATTGTTTGATATATTTAATATTTTTAATTCAGTTAATGAATTGAATAATGTTGTTGGTAATTTAGTCAGGCCGCTAGAAGACATGTTTATTTTGTTGACATTTTTTAATGGAACAAAGATTGATTTCGGTAATTTAGTCAGGCGGTTATAAGACATGTTTAATTTTTTTAATTTAGATAATGATTTGAACAGATTTTTTGGCAGCATTGTTAATCCATTACAGCGCAAATCCAAAACATATAGATTGATTAAAGAATCAAATGTTGTGCTTGGAAGATTGGTAATTTTATTGCAGGATATATTTAAAATTTTTAAATTGGTCAATGAATTAAACATTGTGTTTGGAAGATTGATAATTTCATTATGGGACATATATAGGCTTTGTAAACTGGCCAATGAATTAAATATTGTATCTGAAAGAACAACAGAACTACCATCATTACATGCATTTAAAATTAAAAATTGCAATTTTGTCAAGTGATCAAATATTCCACATGATAATTTTGTTATTTTATTACTATCTAGAGATAAAAACGATAGTTTTGTCAATTTATCAAATATATTATTTGATAGTTCCGATAATAAATTTTCTGATAAATTTAAACTCCGTACACTGGGTATCGCATCAAATATGCCATTTGGTAATTTATCTAGTTTCAATTTGTCTAAATCAAGTGATCTGGCATTTATTAATTTTGTATGTTTTATTCGTGCATTTAATTCTTCCATGTCTATTTTGTTATGTTGTATATTGCAATATATGCATTGATCAAATTAACATCAATTTTTTGTCAATGCATAGGAAGTAACAAAATATATAACAGTGCAAACATTTTTAATAACGAAAGATAAATTGCATAATACAAAGCAATACTTATAATAATTAGTATAATTTAAAAAAAAATATAATAATCCAAAAAAATGAACATATATATTGTATTTCGCAAACAATGATACTTCTTTCTGAAATCAAAAGGGATACAGTATTTACATTTTTAATATGGGGTTTTTAAATCACAAACGCTCAGAAATGGCTATATAGGTGACTATATAGCCATTTTTTAGTTCACATGCATTGATGTTTTTTTAGGTGGTGAGTTTGAAATAACGACTGTGTATATATAAAAATTTGATCATTTGACACCTAAATATTAATACTATAAAGATATCCATACCACACATGACAACCCAACACGAAAAAAAAACTCAAATGAGTGATTGTAGAGCATCGCGAACTGGAATTAGATGTGTTGCTCCAAGATATGGAGGAACTACTTGCACATATAGTAAATCAGATGATAATAAATATTGTGTATATCATCAATACATGCTTAATTATTCCGAGGATCAATTAAAAAACTTGACAGAGTGTTCGGGATGTCACCATTTATATTATGGATTAAATGGGAAACAATGTGATACATGTCGAACAAGAGTAAAAGAATCATCTCCTATAAAAAAAAAGAAAGGTGATGCATGCAAGGTATATGAATGTACTTATTATGCAAATACTGAAAAACATACTGATGAAATGTATAAGGATTATTGTGTCAAACATCAACTTTATGCATGGGCACAAGAACAGAATGAAAAAGGAAATAAAGTATGTAGTAATTATAATCGAAAATGCAAAACCATATTGCCCGATGGTCATAAAACCAAGAAATGTACAGTATGTTTGGAAAAAGAAAAAATAAAAGATCGTGCCAGAGTTGCTAAAAAAGTGGCACATGCAAATGAAAAAAATAAACTTTTGAATAAACAGGGTGATATTTCGGATGTTGATGTTGTTACTAAAAAATGTTGTCAAAGATGTCTCGGTGAATACGCCATGGAATTATTCATTGGAAAAGATGGAAATGAAAAAAAAGAATGTCAAAAATGTAGAGATAAACAAAATATTGCCGATATGAAAAGAAAAGATAATCCGCAAAGAATTATATCAAAACAAGAATATGAAAAAAAACCTGAAACAAAAACAATGCGAAAAGAATGGAGTGAAAAAAATCCGGACAAAAGAGCAGAAATTGATTTGCGCCATAAAGCAAAACTACGTCAGGATCCCGATTATCACAAAAGACTGCGAGAAAATGCTAAATTATATCGAAACAATAATCCTGAAAAAGTTGCGATGCAATCAATAAAACAAACAACAACATTTGAGGGAAGAAAATATTATTATCAACAAAGTGCACATACTCGTGGTGTCAAATTTATATTGACAGATGATCAATGCAACAAACTGTTTTATTCTAATTGTTATTATTGTAACCAAAAGGCACAAAACAAACAAATGAACGGAATAGATCGATATGATAATGATGGTGATTATGTTTATAATAATTGTGTATCATGTTGTACAATGTGCAATATGATAAAAGGTGAAATACATGGGGATCACTTTTTCATGCAGGCAGAACATATTATTTCAGGATTGTATATCACTTCAGAATTTGTTACATATCCCAAAGTGTTTTATGATTATGGGGGAGAATCTTATAGTGGGTATGTGTGTAGAGTCAATAATAAAAATAAAAAAATGGAACAACAAATGTTGGATGCAATGTACATGACGATGATTGAAAATGAAACTGTGGAACAATTTGCTGCCCGAATTTCAAATACATATGATGAAATTGATAATAACAAAATGGTGTTTGAATTATCAAGGGATGAATTTTATAAAATTAAATGCTTACCTTGTTACTTGTGTGGGAAAAAAATGTCATTAACACATGGCAATGGGATCGATCGAATAGATAATAAACTAGGTTATCTCATTGGCAATGTTGCGCCATGTTGTGCCACATGTAATTATTTAAAAAGGGACTATAATCTGGTAGAATTTCTCGAAAAATTGTATCATATTTATTGTAATTATACCAGAAAACCTATTATTTTTAATCGATACAATATAGAAATATGTGTATCTTGTATGTGTCATTTTGTAAATAAACAAATATTGTCTATAATCAGTGAAGATATGACTGTTGAAACATGTGTAAAAAAATATAGAACTAACTGCGAGTCCATTAAACTTCCTGAAAAAAAGAATAATCGCGAAAAAATATCAAAGGTTGCGCGTCAGGAAAACAATAAGGTGCGCCTTACTGAACAACGCACTAAGACAGATGCAAAATATGCAGATCCTAATTGGATAAAAACACATGCAAAAGAATTGGGAGAAAAAAAACATGCTAAAGTATTGGCATCAAAACACTGATTTAGTTAATATATTTTATTATAATGCATTTATAAGTATTATAATTGAATTATACACTTAAATTTTATTATCACGACTTTTTACAACAAAACAGAATACAATTGTTTTACATGCATGGTTGTGTATTGATACACATATTTCATATGTTCTACAATTTTGGCATTGCATGATGTAATATTGTTTGGGTGTGTCGTTTTGTTGTAAAAAGTCGTGATAATTAATTTATTTCGCAGAAATAAATTAATGTAATATTCCAAAAGCATAAACTATACACTTAAAATATATATAACATTGCTAAAGATTCTACTTTACATCTAAAAACTAGTTGTTGTATGCCACGCCGCCCATACCACTCATTACGCGGAAGACGTTATAGTTAGTGACAAAGGTGTAGAATTTGCTGTCCTTTAAGAAGTCCAATTCAGGAACGCTCTTGTTTGCGCGGAAAGGATCGCTGAAAGTTAAGTTCAAGATGGTGGTGTCAATTCTGGACAAGTTGGCTGTTCCGGCAGGTTGGTGTTGCTCTGGGTGTAAGCCGAATGAGTAAACGTTAACACCATCGGCGGGTGTTCTTGTGTGGTGTTGACTTGGTTGAACATAGTTGAAGTATGATCCTTCGCAGATGTCAAATCTATCGTGACCGTTCAATTGGATGTTACCGGAAGCAACTGGGTTACCAGCGCCGTCGAGACGTAAACCATAGTTGCTTGGCTGAATAACAGCGACGTCCCATGGGTTCACAACACCGCCGCCCAAAACGTAACGGCAATCGGTCCAGTCCTTAACGGGAACTGAAACATCTCTCAAAGTCAAAGCGTGCCCTGTGGCAACAACATTGGATTCAACACGTGTAGCACTTGGAGATCCACCAGTAACAGCAGTAACTGTGATAGTAACAGAGACTAAAGCATTAGGTGTGGCTGTTGCTGTGCGAGCAAGAGAGTCCAATAAGTTAACACTGTTCTTGATCAATGGGTTATCAATGAAGCGAGCATATGTTCTAGTACCAGATGTAACATCATCTTCAGTAGCATTGACAAGAGTAACAGACATGACAACCGTCTTGCCAGTGGATGTTGTGCAATTGACAGATACAACATCGGAGTCACCGGCACTCAAAGAACCAGCACGTGTGACAGCTGTGAGGGATGCACCAGATGGGGCATTGCCACCGACAGGTACTAAAGAGCCATAAGCCAAGTTTGCAGCAGCGTAGTCCAAAACGGAGCCCCATTGGGAATCGTTATCAGTGTAGCCTAAGAAACGACCACGAGCATTGGTGCCGAAGCGGTTGCCCTCGCCGTTGAATGCACCACATTTGAGTGCCCAAACTAATTCCTTGCATGGGTGGTTGAAGTTTAACTTGGTCTTGCTGGTAACAGAGCTGGACATTGTGCCGTTAACGGAGTCCTCACCAGGGAATTGCACTTGCTCGATCAAGTATTCGTGACCAACCTGAGCGAATCTTCTACGTTCCTCAGCATCAAGGTAGATGTAATCAACCATGAGACCAGCCTTCTCGTAGGAGTTAACAACATTGTAGTTAGGAGCAGCAGCACCAGACCAAACAATCAATTTGTTGAGGTCCTCTAATTCAACGTAGAGACGAACATCGTGGTATTGCAAGGCAATCAATGGCAATGCAAGGCCAGGGTTACGGTTGAACCAGAATTGTAAAGGAATGTACATGGTGTATGGAGCAATGGCAGGTTCAGATTGACCCTCGACTGCAGCACCACTGAGAGTTGTCATCTCGGGAACATCACCAATCATCTTATTGTAACCACGCTCTTGGGAAGCAGTGTGAGTCAACTCGTACCATAAGTCTAACCAAACACCAACGTGTTTGTCGACATCAGTACCACCGACTTGAATCTTGAATGATTTCACACATGCATGACCTAAACGACGAACCCAAGCAACCTTGGTGTTCAACACTGGATCAGCATTGAATGGGGCAAAACTGGATGAAGTACCGC